GTCAGGTGCTATTTGCTGCATCTGCCAATTACAAAGCAAAGTGGTTCTATAAACATGCGCCAACTTGCGCCGATGAAATCGCGCTTGCCTCGGCGCTGTTGCCAGATGTCTGCCGTTCGCCGCCTTGCTAAATATTCCATAGAATTTCGCAAAGCTTTTCTGGCAATTGTATCTTTGGAGTAAGCAAACCTAATTAAAGGTTTTCCTATAATATGATAACCTTTTTGATATTCAGGTCTTAAATTTTTACTTTGTTGAAGCCAGATTGCTTGACGGAATGAACCAAAGCCATACGCTTTGTTCATTGCAGTGCAAATAATTTTATCATCCCCTCCACCGTCACTACCTACATCTTGTCCTGTCGCATTTCCTTGTGCGTCTACCCCTGGATTGTTGCCCCCCACATCTACTGAATCCATCCCAATGTTGTCATCAACACTTGAAATTTCACCATCTGGAATTGAACTTATTTCTGCTCCAATTGCAGAGAGTTGGTCTGCCGATGATGCGCCAAACATGCCAAACGACATGGCGTTTGCAAAAGCGCTACCAAAGGAGACTTCGCCAGGCGGCGTGCCAAAAGAATTTGTCGCGGCGGCGTTTGCATTGTCAACATCAATTCCAGTTCCGATTGCGCCTAGAGCCAATTTAAAGGCAGGCACGCCAGTGATAAGACTGAGTGTACCTCCAACTCTCCCCATTGTATTTGCGTTATTCATCCCTGTATTTGGACTAACTTCTTGTCCTTGCTCATCAAAAGAATTATCTCCAAAATCTTTGTATAAAGGATTTTGTGATTTTTGCGGCAGTTTGTACGGATCAGCGACAACGGGGTTAGATTGTACACTTCCGCTGGAAATAGGCTGTTCATTACCAAATCTTGGAAACAGAAATTCGTTGTTTTCAAAATAGCCTTGAGGGTTGCCGTATTGATCAATCGGATATTGTTTTCCAAGTTTATCTGTGTAGCTTCGTATTGCCATTTTAACCTACCAAGACTGCTTTAAAAGTTCTGTCGGTTTGCGAATTGTTTGCGTGAGTAATGACTGCGCTGCCGTTTACTCTACTGGCTTGTGCAAAATATATTCCACCAGCGGCTAGTTCTGCACTAGCGTTTGCAGAAGTTGGTGATAATAAAATAGCTGTGTTAACTCCAATTCTTTGATCACTCAAAGTGGTGGTTGCAGAGCTTGCAGCTAAAGTTACATCTAAAACATTATTTTGCTTGCCAACTAAAACTTGATTTAGACTTGAAGCGATTTGGCGACGATGCATCTCATCATCTTGTAAATCCAAGGGAGCTGTTGGAAAAGATGAGACAGCCATCATGCACTGCCATCAACTACAGTTTCAGCGTCAACACCTTGCGCGTGTGTCCATGTGCCACCTGCTGCAATACTAACTTTAGCTCGCACAAATCGAGTTGATAATGTGAAGTGAGCTTGGCCATCAGCATCAATCGCATTGTCACTTGTTTCTGAAATCGCATCACTTGGCGCAACTCTATGTTTAAGTCCAACTGTGACAGTTCCACCATCAACGTATGGCCGCACAGCATTGACATAAATTCTGTCAGTGCCACCAATCTCTTGCGTTTCTAAAGTTGCTGCTAAAGTTGGTCCAGTAAATCGAGCTAATTTGTAATCACTTGTAAAACCGTTAAGGCTAGTTAATCCGCCAATCCAGCTTTCGTCATCGAGTGAAACGTTGAGGCTGTCCATGTTGCCAAAATCATCTAAATCCTCAAGCGTAATTTTTACGCTTAAATTTCTAAACATATATTCTTGTGTTATGTCAGCGGTTGACCACCGATCAATTGCCCAGTTGTAGCAAATAATTTTGTTTGGCTGACCATTGTTGTTGTTTGCGCCAGGGTAAGCCCAATAGACAATTTTGCTAACTGGATCAGCGGCACCATAAACACGATGTATATAATTTTGATCTAAATCATTTAAAAAGAAACGATCAATTTTTTGATCACCAATGGGCTGGCTTCCTGATCCAGTAAAACTCCAAAAGCCTTCTTCACCTAAGTAAAAAGCGAATGATCCAACATTGACAACAGAATTTCGTGCCATTGGCCCTCGATCACGTTCGACCTCAATAATATTAAATATTGTTGGTGGGCCAACGTAGCTCAATCTGTAAATTGCTTTTCGGCAAAATACGACGCCATCCATGCCTCCGATTGCACCAGTTATTGCCATGACTTCGCCACCTACTGGCAAGTCTTGCCGATCAGATTGCGCAGAAGCAGCGGCGGCTGAACCAACCTCTGGCCAACTTGTTGGGTTGTTTATTGCTGACCAATGTATACGGTTTGGCTTTGTCGCATCGTCTTCATCATAAATATTGCCAAGCACAACAAAGTCCTTAACAACACCAATGCTTTTTGCACGAATGTCGTAGCTAACCCCGGTTACAAAGTTTGTTTTTGCAAGCCCTGCATCTCCGGCATCAGCAAGCGTAACAGTTGTCTGGCCTTTAATTCCAGCAACTGCTTGCGTCACTGTAACAACTGCACCTGCACGAGTTGCAGAAAACTTTGCATTTGCGTCAATTTGAACTTTTAGATTTTCGGCTGTTGTGTCGTTATTGGTTTCGGCGACAAACGCACCACTGCCAGCGCTTCCTGCAGTAGTGAAAGCGTGGCTTGTCTGGTCGGTTGCAACCAAAGTTACTTTATCGCCAGTTGCCAAGTTTGAGAAGTCACTTACAGTAATTGTGCAGGTTGCTGCTACGCCAAGCAAATCTGTGAAAGTGCTTGAAGTACCCATCACAAAAGATTGTGGTGGGTCAGTATGGCCATTAACAGAAATTACTCTGTCACCAAAATTAATAAAATTTACATGATCAACAGCCGCTACTGTGTAGCTCGATGCTTGTCTTGAAACATTTGCAAAAGCGGTTGTGCCAAGCTTAAACAAGTCTTGGTTGTCAGCACAAAAGGTGTGGACCGTCCCATCGCTCTCTCTGAACGAAGCAGCTCCAACAGGCTTGTTTGTCAAAGCACTGCTTACCGCTGCTTGCGATTGAAATGGTGCGTATGCACTTGCTGTTCGAGCAACAACATTATTTGCAACAGTGCTGCCAGGATTACCAAAGTCAGCTTGGTCAGGTAAAAATGGTCCAAAATTAAACATCAAAAGCCACGCGAAATATCAAAGCGTTTTGATTGTGTTAAGCCAACATCAACAGAGAGCTGCGCTTGGCCGCGTGATCTTCCGTCCATCGTGTTCAGCTCTTCAATAACACCATTCAACATAGTGAGATTTAATTGAACTGAATTTGGGTCTTTTGCTCGCATATAAAACGCTGATAGTGCCGCATAGATGTATGCGTCAGGCGCGGTTAAAAGTAGCGAATTTGAATTATCGGCAATCAAATCAAACTTCTTATAAAATCTGTGAGTGAAATTATAATCTTGGTCAGCTTCACGCTCAAATTGGATGACGTTGCCAATACTAAAATAATAGGGGCGGCCAGAACCTGTCGATGCTGTTTCTTGAAGAGAATATAATGATTGCTGCGTTGGCTGATGGTTGTCGTTTGTAAAAAATAAATCTATGTGTTCAATAAATCCATTTGGCAATGCTGAAGAATTTGCGCCGCTTGTCAAAGTAAACGCCCCTGATGTTTCTTGTGAAAACAGTCGCAGCTTTCTGTTCAGCCTGGCTTCACCACGCGCAATGTAATCAGTCCAAGTTATGTCAGAGCGACTTGTTTCTTGATCGAGTGCCGTCTCAAGTTCAGCGAGCGTAGTTATGCTCATTGCTCATAACCTTCTTTTAAATAAAAACACTTTAAGCATTTAGTCTGCCTTTCTAAAAAAAGGGGGCCACAAATTGTGACCCCCCAACTTTTTTTAGTTCATATGGATACGGCAAGCCAATTCTGGTCGAATTGTTTTGAAACCATAGAGGCAGTCAATACGCGTAATAAACGTATCAGCGCTGATTGAGTAATCACGAACGATCCTCATGCTGATGCCATCCATTACCTCTCGTGCAGCAAAATCAACGCCAGTCGGCAACACAAGGTCGGCAGTTGCAAATGCAAATGCATCTTTGTGATATGCAAGGCTGGTCGTAAGAGTTTGTGATGCAGCGATTGCTGTCGCGTCATCATTCTCACGCTTTCTGATATTTGCATTGTTTGCTGGCATTGCATCAATGTTTTGCAATGG